TACTTCCAACGGTTCTTACGCTTCTCAATGTCGGCATCATCGTCATCGTAATCTTGAAAATCTTTAGGGACTTGTACCATTACTTTTCCATATATTATCAATTTTAGAAACGTCATCAACTATGCTACGATCAAGGTAATTTAATAAAAGTGCCGGTCTTGGTTTATCAGTATTATTGGGCATACTGCTATGCAGCACTCTACAATTGTATAAAAGTAAACTCCCTCTTGGCATGTCAGGTTGTTTACAATTATCAATGAACCATCTGTCATAGGTTCCGGTATAGCAGTTCATAATTTCAAAATCTCTTTTTTGACTAAAAGGAACTAAACCCGTTGCTGCATTTTCTTTAGTTACATCATCTAGTGAGATGATACATTGAATCCCCAATAATCTTTTATCAAAATTCCATTTTTCAAAACGATGGGGAGTATCAACATGGGGACTTAACCACTGACTTCTAGGATTAACAGTAACATTGTCGCTTGCATAAAACTGAAGGTTTGGAAAGTTATTATAGATTACAGGGTCAACTAGTTTTTTAATTTTTTGAAATTCGGGAAAAGTCTCAACTGTCTGGCTCCACCATACGCTTATATCATCTAATTTTTCTATTTGTTCACGTTCAGCATATACTTTCTTGCTACTACTTGCACGAACCGGGTGTAATTGTCCTAGTATTTTTTTGTAATCTGCGATAAGCAATGAAGGAATAAAACCTGATAAGACTTCAAAACCTTCGCCTTGTTCCAATTTATTTTTTAAATCTTTCATTTAATAACCGCCTGCACTTAACAATTCTTTTACTTCCGAAATCATATTTTGATGTTTTTTAAATTTTATAGCCCACTGTTCTGGATTTATATATTCTAATATCATTTTTTGTTGTGTACTATCTAGTGTTTCTATAAACTTTAGCCCGCTACCGCTTTGATATAACATCCAAGGGCTGATATTTCCTTTTGTAATCTCATAGCAAATTTTATTTACATTTCCGTATCGTAGAACATCTCCGGTTTTAATTTTAAAACTTTCTGCTAGTTTAACACATGTTTCAATACTACGTGCTATAGCATCTAATGGATCTTCTGTTTTCAAGTGATCTATTACAAACTTTGTATATACGCTATCACGATTCCAAGTGTCTATGCTTATTTGATTTTTCAATAGCCAATCTATATATCTAGGTATATTTATAACTTGTACTTCAAGACAATAGAGTCCAAACTTTACGAACGCGCCATAGTATGCACTATTCATAAACTCAAGGTAGTCTTTTTTCTTTTTATTACTATGTTTACCGTAAAACTGTATGTAAGAATTATATCCTATACGATTAGCAGGAAGGTCTTTTTCATTCCATCTACGTTTAGGAACGCACATGTGTTTTGCAATAGTAGTTTCACGTAAAAACTCTTTATTACAAAAATCGCATTTAAATTTAGTTGCCTGAATCACGTATATATTGCTCTAACTCTTCTTTAGTAATAACTGATGCCAATGTTTTTAAATCAGACATTTTACTTGTTGGATATATACTACTTAAAAAACTTATCAGATCATTATCATCTAACTTGTTTGCTTTAAGAAATTGATGAAATTGTTTACCATTACCCAGTCCGCTAGCACAAAGCATTAACCATTGAAGTTTGGGATGCTTACTAACAAATTCACTAAACAAATGCGTGTTAGCGAATTCATTAGTACTCAAAACATGATATTGTGATAATGCTGTATTTCCTTTAATTGCACTCATCCATCGTGTCATCATATAGGGGCTAAACTTTTTTTGTTGTTCTTCAGTAAGACGATCATAGTAACCATAATCTTTACGATCAATGGCGGCTAAGGCTTCAAACAAGTCAAAGTCCTGCTTCTCAAACTTTTCGTCAATTGGTGTTTTTGCTTTCGCCATACAGTTCTACTATAGCACTATCGCCCCACACTGTCGAGGCGTATTCTTCCGCTTCTTCTCTAGTTTCAAATAGTTTAGGCACAATTTGAAACTTACTGTCACCTTCTGTGACCCATAAGAATTCACCATCAGGCCAATAAACCTTTACACCATACTTCATGTTCGCAAATTAGTAAACGTAATAATCTTAGCGATTTCTTCACCTAAATCTTTATCGTCTGTAACGATATGTAGATTATTGTTCCATTCTTCAGTTCTTTTTTGGTAAGTTTTTTGTTCAATAACATATCCACCGTCAGCACGATAAACAGTAAAGTTCATACCTTGACCGCTTATACCAGGATTTTTTGTCCCTGAAACTAGCGTCTCTGCTTTTACTTCCATAAGTTCTTCATTCAATACTTTTCTAATTTTTCTACCCAACCAACGATAAAACCTTTTCATATTTTTACCTCAGAATACTTGATTGTAGTCAACGATTTCACAGTTGCGGCTTATTTCTTTTACGAAATAAACACAGCGTGGCTTAGGGCCATCGTCTATTGGCACACATAAGAACTGACCATTACGTAATCTAGGTGCATACCAAGTTACATCGTGATAGATATCTGCAATTTCAATAGGCACAAAAGTAGGACTAAAAGAACTCAATGGATTAAATTCAAACGCACTGAAACCGCGATCATTAAGACTACTCAATGGCAATGTTTCCAAATCACCGTGTTCTTTTTCGCCAATCAATACTTGCCAGTCTAATGGCATTTTAATAGTACGATTAGCAATAGTTAATACTAATGCCGGTGTATTAAAACTTTCTAAAAATATAAGTGGTATGTAATGATAATCTACGCTCTGCGGGTTACTATTATCCAATATAGCAAAACGTAAGTCATCAATCTCATCAGGTAATGTTTCTAAATTATAATATTTGTTTTCTAAAGTTAATATACGCATGTTGTTATATTACGACATCCTGTTTCAATAGTCAAGTTTTTCAAGTGTAAATGGATACTTTGCTTCTTTGTAATATGCCTTGCGTTGCGTCAAATGACGTTTGGCAAACTTACAATCGCTAGTAATATCCCAAATTTCTACATGATCTTTATCTTCTGCTTTACGAATTCCGCGCCCAATACTTTGAATGACACGCACAAACGATTTACCGGGTTCAATCAATACAAGGTTAAAGATTCTAGGTATATTAATACCTACAGCAGCGACACCATAAGTAGCGATAATGACTTTGGTATCCGATGTTTTAACCTCATCGTATTCTTCTTTACGTTCAGTCAACTTAGTTTCACCTGATATGAATACGCTGTCTGATAAACGCGATTGTAATTCTTTACCTGCATTTACACGATCTACTAATACCAAAGTGTTGCCACTATCTTTTATTTTACTGACTAGTTGTGCAATTTTGTCAAGACGTTTCTCATCTTCAAGCAAATGTTTTAATTCACTTTGATAATTAGTAAACTCAACCCCGTCTTTCATCTGTACGATATTGACATGGCACTGTGCGAGTACACCTTTTTCTTGTAGTTCAGCAGCACTTAACTTTCCAATTACAGGACCTAAACTTACAAGTAATGATACTTGCTCGTATGCTGCTTTAGGTATAGTTCCAGTCAATCCCCAGCGTATAGGAATCTGACTGAATGGACCTGTCAACAATTGCTTGAGTGCATCAGCCTTTGCCATGTGCACCTCGTCAACCATTACACAGACAACATTTTCAATAAACTCTTTAATGTTGACTTCTGCTTCGCCTGCTTTAGTGTTCTTTAATAGATTATTAAGACTCTGCCAAGTACAAATCGTATGTGTCTTGTTATACTCTTTGCGATCACCGAAATACACACCAACATCTAATCCAAGATTGATATAGTCTGCTTCAGTTTGTACTACAAGGCTCTTGTTTGGAACAATAACGATAGTGCGACCATAAATCTCAACCGACTTGCTTAGTGCCGCAGTCATAATAGTCTTACCGGCACCCGTCGCTACTTCTTGAATGCATTGCGGGTTCTTTAAAAAGTTATTAATCAATTCAACCTGATAGTCACGTAACATGATTGATTCACCCGCTTGCGTATGTCCTTTGGGCCATACCTTATCGGCAAAACTATCTTCTTTAATTAGATCAAATGCATATGTTGTACGATATTCTCGCAAATCAACAAGATTAATATCATAATCATATTCTTGTAGTATAGGAACAATGTCAGGAATCAGATTGATGTATGTGCTGCCAGCAATGCTACAATAACTTACCTTACCATTCCATCTACCAAGACGGACTGCCGGTAGATATCGTGCGCCAGGAACTTCATGTTCAAACTTACGCATCAATGCCTTACGGCAGTCTAACTCAAGACCCTCTATCTTGCAGTTGACTTCATCCTTTATTATTATTTTTGCTTCTCGCATCATGTAATTCTATCAAACACTTCTCACAAATACAATCGTTATATTGTTTAGTATCCTCTAATCGGACATATGGTTTTTCAAAACACCAACAGTCATATCCAGAACCATTACATATAAATTTAGTCCTGCATTTCTCGCAAATTAACTCTCTCATTTTACGCAAATAGGCCTAGAATTAGTCAATGTAACAACTTTAGTAATTTTCTTATGTACAATTTCTTTTCCAGAATGTAAAATAGCACTACTATAC